AAGGTCATTATACTTATCCTATGGTGGCGCAATTTTCAACTGGAATATTGGCGCACTTTTCAATTAGTATCTACAACCTTAATGCAGCTGAGATATGCTTTTTCATTGCACGGTTTAAGTCTGGGAAATACGGACGATTCTATGGAGCTATAGACCCGATGAAGATTACAAGCGCTATGCTTGACTATATCAAGGAACGCCGCATTGACATTGAGCGTTACGAACGTGAGCAATACCGACTACAGCGCCAAAAGGAGATAGAAGAGCGCGGTAGCAACGGAATTTCCTATGTCGAGTATCTTGAACGTGAACGTAAGCTTGTGGAAAGTGGAGATGCAGAAGCCATGAAACGAGCGGCAAATCGTGTATGTAGTATCAGTTTACGTAAGTAGTGGCGAAAGCATAAATTTGACAATAATATGAGACTTACAATATGTTGGACGACAAGAGGCAGGCAAAGACGCTTTTACTATGATATATGCAAAAAGTTTGGCATATCGGATTACATGAGTGTTAATCATGAGACGCCATGCGATATAAGGGATGAAGATATGGAACTGTTAAAGGAATGCGAAAAACGAGGGTTTATCCAAATAAGAAACAAACGGTAAATAATCATGGACATAGAGATTGAAAAGAAAATCGAACAATTGGAGTGGCAGCGTGACAATGCAATGCGCATACGCTGCCCGTTGGTGGCAAGGAAGTATCAGCGCATGATTGATGAACTTGCAACAGAGAGCAGAAACAAGAGTATGAACAAGGCAGAATACGCAAGACAATGACTACCGATGCAGCAACCAAGATAATCAGCAAGTATGAGAACCTTGTGGTACTCTGCACTTATAACATATTGCTCACGAACGACATCTGTTGCGGGCAGGTTATAGAGTGTCTGCATGCGATGAAGAGAACGCCTTATTACAAACAGGTATTCAAGCGGTATTTGAATGATGCCGATAAAGCAAGAAAGGAATACGAGCGTACTGTAAACAGCGTTATCGGTTCAGACCGGAGCGAGTTTTTCGCCGACTGCAACGACAAGTACACGGAAGAAGTGAACAAGCACGTGGATATGCTGTATTGGCAGTTCAAGCAGGTTCTCGACGATAACGGCATATCCCATTCCGCAGAGATTGCAAGGTTCGAACTTGCAAGGACATTATGTGATTACGCCTGCATCCAGTTTGACGAAAGGATTAAAGAACTTCAGAAGAAAGATGCACGGTTCAACGGGTTTACGTTGGAATATTTGAAGCTTTCCAATGTAGTAAGGGTGATGAACCTTGCTTCCGATAGTTTGAAAATCGGGAAAACGGTCAATATGAACACAGAGCGGTGCACGGCGGCGTTTGATGTGCTGGTAAGAAAGCTGTCGGATGCGGATAATATTGCCAACGCGATAAAAGTTTAGTGAGATGAAACTTATTTATAACCTTATAACCCTCCTCATGGACTGGCTCTCGGTAGAGGTTGGAGCGAATGAAGAGTGGTTCTGAATTATGGAAATGAAGAAAAGCGAATTGACACACGGCTCTCTGTTTAGCGGCATCGGTGGCCCGGAAATAGCCGCCGAGATAATGGGCTGGAAAAACGTGTTCCATTGTGAAATAAACCCGTTCGGGAGAAAAATACTTGATTATTGGTTTCCAAACAGCAAAAGTTATGAAGACATCACGAAAACAGATTTTACAGAGTGGCGGGGAAAAATCAATGTCCTCACCGGAGGTTTCCCCTGCCAGCCTTTTTCTTGCGCCGGACAGCGAAAGGGAGCGGAAGATGACCGCTACCTCTGGCCGGAAATGCTACGAGCGATACGGGAGATTCAGCCCGATTGGGTTGTTGGTGAAAACGTTGCTGGAATCCTCTCGATGGTACAACCCGGCAGTGAAACTGCGTTGGGACGTGAAGAATCTCTGTTCGGAGAGGTTGACCGAGAAAGAATATTGCATCAGCAGGAATACGTCGTCGAAACAGTGTGTAACGACCTTGAACGTGAAGGATATTCCGTCCAACCGGTTGTTATTCCGGCTTGTGCCGTCGGAGCGCCGCACAGAAGGGACCGTGTCTTCTTTATTGCGAGAAGAATACAAGACAATAACAACAACATCGGGAGTGGATATACTTGTAGATTCGGAAGATTTTCCGTTTCTGAATCAATGGAAATGGAAGATAAACAATTCAGGGTATGTTTACAGAACAATCAGAGCGAAAGAAGATGGAAAGAAATGGAAGACTATCTTGATGCACAGATTGATTTGCTGTCCGAAGGAAAACGAGGAAGTGGACCATATCAACAGATGCAAAACGGACAACAGAAAGCAAAATCTTCGGATATTAGCTCATTGGGAAAATCTTCACAATCGGAAGAAAGGTTCAGGAGTAAGGAAACCGAAGGGACGGAACAAATGGCATGCGATAATCTATGTGAACAGGAAAAGGATTCACCTCGGATTTTTCGATACAAAAGAGGAGGCGATGAATGCAAGGTTGAATGCGGAGAGAAAATTGTTGTCCACCGTGCAGACGCAGGGGTTGAAGGTATGCAACGAAAATGGGAAGACAACATTCTATCCGGTAGGGCTGCTCCCGACGCCGATGTCTACCGACATACACCATGCAAAACAGGTGAAGGATTTGAAAAATGCAGGTGCAAAAACGATGGCGAGTCGAAGAAACGGAAGCAATCGTCCGAACAGCCTAATGGATTTCCACGGAATGTTACCTACACCAACGACAAGTTGCCACAATCCCGGAACGGCAAAGGACCGGAAAGACGGCAGTCCCCGGACATCAGAACTGAATCATTTGTGTGCCCGCCTGATTGGGAAAACTTCCCTACTCAATCCCCTGTTTGTAGCCGAGATGATGGGATTTCCACCAGATTGGACGGTATTGCCTTTTCAAAGTGGCGGCAGGAATCAATAAAGGCATACGGCAATGCGATTTTACCACAGGTTATATATGAAATTTTTAGAGCAATAAATATTGTAGAAAATGGAAGAATGGAAAACTATTGAAGGTTATGATGGAAGATATGAAGTCAGTAGTCATGGACGTATTAGAAGCGTCAGTATGTTTTTAGGGAATCATATATATCATGGAAAGGTTTTATCTCCCACAATAGCGACAAATGGATATTTAAAAGTTAATTTAATATTAAGAGGGAAAAAGAAGACTTGTTTGGTGCATAGGCTTGTCGCGAAAGCGTTTATAGAAAATAGAAAAAATCTACCACAAGTAAACCATAAAGATGAAATAAAAACCAATAATAATGTTGACAATCTCGAATGGTGTAGCGAATCGTATAATTGTAACTACGGTAAAAGGAATTTTTTATTGATAGAGAAAACAAGGAAGCCTGTATTGCAATTATCGGTTGATGGGAATTTGATAAACAGATTTGAAGTTTTAAATGACGCATCCCGAATCACTGGGATAAATGCCGCACATATTTGTGATGTATGTAAAGGGAAAAGGAAATTAGCTGGTGGATATGTATGGAAATACGCCACAAGTAATGTATGAGATATTCCTGGCAATAGAATCTATAGAAAAAATTAGTGAAAATGAATAATGAGGACAAAATTATATTAGACGCCTGCTGCGGCAGTAGAATGTTTTGGTTTGACAAGCATAACCCACTTACTTTATTTGTTGACAAACGTTCAGAAACACTTACGGCCAAGGACAGAGGCAAGACAAGGGTCATAGAAATAAAGCCGGATGTAATAGCCGATTTCACCAACCTTCCATTTGAGGACAATTCTTTCTACATGGTAGTATTCGACCCACCGCACCTGAAAACACTTGGTGAAACCTCATGGATGGCTAAGAAGTACGGTAAACTGCCAAAAGACTGGCAGACACTCATACTTGACGGATTTACTGAGTGTATGCGCGTCTTAAAGCCTAACGGAACACTCATTTTCAAATGGAACGAGAGTGAGATAAAAGCTGCGGAAGTTTTGTCTGTTATTCCGTTCAAACCTCTTTTCGGACATACTACCGGAAGACAGAGCAAGACAATATGGATGTGTTTTATGAAACTCGAGAAATTTCGAGCCGGATAAATGGTGTTAAGTTAAAATTGGTGTTTATGAAATATATGGGAAGCAAATCAAGAATAGCAAAGTATATTTTGCCTATAATCCTGAAAGACCGAAAACCTGCACAGTGTTATGTTGAACCATTTTGCGGTGGATGTAATATGATTGATAAAGTAGATGGTTTCAGAATCGCGAATGATAACAATCCGTATCTGATAGCAATGTGGAAATCTCTTATCAACGGCTGGATTCCACCTGTGAGAATTGAAAGAAATCTTTATAACGAGGTGAGAGAGTGCTACAATAGGCATACAGATGCTTTTGCCTTAGATTACATAGGTTGGGTTGGATTCATGGGTTCGTTTAACGGACGTTTTTTTGACGGGGGATATTCCGGGCATAGCGTAGGTGGTAAATGCGGACAACGCGATTACATATCAGAGCAAATAAGGAATACTTTGTCACAAGTTGAGAACTTAAAAGAGGTTGATTTTGTATGGTCTGATTATAAAAAATTATATATACCCGACAAAAGCATAATCTATTGCGACCCACCATATAAGGGAGTAAAAAAATACTCCTATTCCATTAATCATGATGAATTTTGGGAATGGTGTCGAAAGAAAGTACAAGACGGCAACCAGGTGTTTGTTTCAGAATATAATGCACCCGATGACTTTATGTGTATCTGGGAACGACCTTTGAAAACATCTATTAATCAAACTGTAACAAAACATGCGGTAGAAAGGCTGTTTGTTCATAAATCGCAAATATGATTCAGGGTAACAGAGTAAAATCGCCACATCAAGACATCATGGTGCAAAATGTGTGTTTCGGAAGACAATCGGGAACGGAATAAAAGGAAGAAATGAAAACAGTTAAACTTTCCAATTTAAAAGTCGGCGACCTTTTCATCCATAAAGGAACGGTGTACGAGATTATTACAAAGAGTAAGTGGACTTCCCAATGTAGGTATCTAAATGATAAATATCGCTTCGGTGGTTGGTGTCAATACTTGTATTGTGATTTTAGTAATTACACAAAAGTGGAAATTTAATATTAGCATGTGGTAAATATAAGAAAATTAAAAGTCATTGATTATGAAACAGACAGTAGAAGAAGCAGCCTACAACTATCTCCAAAAGATATTGGAATCAAGCGATTTTGAGATAAACTTTGAAGAAGATAATTATGATGCCGGTGCTCGCGATGCAGTACTTGATGTAACAGAACGGGCTTATATAGCTGGTGCTTAATGGCGCATTAATAGCGTGTGGCACAAGACTAAAGATGAAGTGCCACAAGCTCATGGAGAATACAAAAATGAACATTATCCGCAGATACCATGCCTTGTATATGGGAAATTAAGCACTGGAACTGGTTACGGTGTCCGCTATTGGAATGTAACAGAGCAGTGCTGGGACGATGAAGAGTGCGATGATTACGAGTGCTCCAAAGATGCCATTGAAAAATGGGCGTATTTGGATGATTTAATACCTAATAAAAAGCAATGATTATGAAATCAAAATATGTATTATCAGTCGAACAGATGGAACATTTGCAGGAGCTTGGACTGAGTACAAGCGATGGAAGCATGTGTTGGTGTTACGCTCTTTCTTATAAAAATGCAAAATGGGAACTTGAAATATATGAAGATGTAATAGACCAAAAACGGGATTCTAATTTTTGGGAAACACTCCCTACTTATACTTTGCAGGACATTCTAGATAAGCTGCCGCCTGTCATAAAAAAATATTATTGGCTTGCAATCAGAGTTAGTGCACACAAGGGAATGTGGTATGTAGAATATAATGGAAGAGGGTGTACTTTATCTTATTTTTATTCAGAAAATCTCATTGATGCAGCCTACGAGATGCTGTGCTGGTGTATTGAAAACGGATATGTTGAAAAGGAGGGTAAATAATGAAAGCGAGAATAAAAGAGACTGGAGAAATTATCAATATTTCTGATTACGCACGTGCCACACTTGATAAGTGTGATAGTTACGGGAGCCCTATTGAATTAAGTTTTGATGAGGTTGAAATACTTCAAGAAAGGTCTGATAATATTGATTGGGAACAGAGGCGTTACGAACTGGCGAAAGCTGCCATGCAAGGAATACTAAGCAATGAAGAAGAAGTTGGTTATGCCTGTTCCGGAGCAACATATAAAGAAAACGAGAAACATACAGTACCTAAAGCTGTTGCTCAATTTGCTATTGCTTGCGCCGATGTGCTAATTAATGAATTGAAAGGAAAATAATCATGGATATAGAAGAAGCAAAAAACAAGAAAGCGAAAGCCGAAATGGAGATAGCTCATATTTTGGAAAAACTTGAAGCCGAGACAAGCATGAATGTTAATGTTATATATCCGGTACGGCAATATGCAGAGTCGAAACTAACAGTCGAACCCGCAGAGCACATAAAAGTGAGTATAACTTTAACGCTATAAGTTATGGAACGATATAGGATTATACAAGGTCAGGGATATAACGGTTGTATCCCTATAACAGTATATTGGGTTCAGGTACGAGAAGATGGCTTATTTTCTGATAAATGGAGAAACATAAAAGGCTTTGATACATATAAAAGAGCGAAAGAATTACTTGAAATTTTGAAAGGGAAATAACCATGGAAATAAAGAACGTAGGACAACTTAGAAAAATAATTGAGAATCTTTCCGATGATTACGAAATAGAGATGCGTGTCAGACGCAAATTAACGGATGAAGAATTGAAAAATTGCAGATACCCTTATCCTTACGATACAGAGTATTTAATTCTTGAATTTGATGATATAGGTGTGTCTGACAAAGTATTATGTTTGGGTGTAACTTCTAATAGATGAACGGTATGAAAGTAAATAACGGAATAATAATAGACGGAGTGCTGCATGAAGCGGTGCAAGATAATATTCATTGCGCCTCATGCTCTCTGTACGAGAAATGCGCAGAGGTGAACTACACAGCATGTATAACCGATTTGTTTAGCTGTGGCGGTTTTATCAATCGTGGCAAAGTGGCAGATATTAAGATAGATAAGGAGGAGTGAACTATGACCGAAGAACTCGTAACATTAGAGACAGCAAAGCTACTGAAAGATAAAGGGTTTGATTGGAAGTGTGAACACATAATAGGCTGCAATAAGGTTATTACAAAATATGACCTTCCGCAAAGTATGTCGTGTTGTACGGAAATAGATGACGAATCAGTTGAATTTTTGTGTCCAACATTGTATATCGCCCAAAAGTGGCTGCGTGAAACCAAGAACCTGCATATTGAAATATACCGTAACGCTTGTGGTTATGGCTATGCTATCGTAAAAGCCGATAGCGGTACATGGATGGAAGACGATAATTTCAAAGGACCTAACGATGGTGGGAATTGGGACACCTACGAGGAAGCACTGGAAGCCGGGATACAAGAAGCGTTAAAACTTATATGAGAAGATTTATATATATACTGGTTTCTATCATTATATCATATCTAATTTGTGTACATGAGTATAATACGTGGAATTTCATTGTTGGGTTAGAGCCTTCACAAGCTTGCGAAAGATTAGCCAAATACGCTTTTTATTTCGTGATATGGTATTGGGTTGCGAAAGCTGTTGATTTGTTTAATGATTAACGAATAAAAGTATATAACTATTATGAGCAAAGGAATTTACACAAAAGAAAATGTAGGTAATGGTGTATTCATCTTTACCGCCAACAAGAGTTTTGTAGAACCTAAATTTTGGGGACTGCATGAAGAAAACGAACAGGCACAATGTGTAGTTATTATCCATGATGGCAATGCTTTATTCTTCTATCCGGAAGATATGGATAATGATACCCATATTCTTCTTGATTGGGAGAAAGAGCAAACAGGAAAGATATATCCAACCACAGAAGAAGGCATGAAGGATACCGATGGAATAGGCAATACCAAAGCATTGGCTGCATCCGGAAGCGAAATTGCTGAGAAAGTCATAGCATTGGACTTATGTGGATTAAGTTGGCGCATTCCTACACTACAAGAGAGTGTCTTAGGGTATGAACATAAGGTTATGCTGAATGCAGCCTTAGCTATCTGCGGAAAACAACCAGTGAAAGATGACTGGTATTGGTGTTCTACGAGAAAAGGAAACAAACGCAATTTTATTCTCAGTTGGGGCGACGGTTTTAGATACGACAACATTCAGGACAGTGACGATTGGGTTCGCCCCGTGTCCGCTGCCTCTCTTAATTCACTTTAACCTTATAAATGATTACAACTATGGCAAAAGTATTTATAACAAAGTATGCCTTAACAGAAGGTATTAAAGAGATAGAAACAGATATTATTAGAAGTAGATTTGAAGATAGAGAATATGTAAGGGATGGTTTATGTTCTTACTTCCGTATAGGGGAAAACGCATTCACCGATAAATCCGAAGCGTTGAAAAAGGCGGAAGAAATGAAGATTAGGAAAATCGCTTCTCTTCGTAAGCAGATGGAGAAACTTGAGAAATTATCTTTTAAAGTAGAGGAGATTTGATTATGGAACAAGAAAGAAAAATCGGAGAGGTATTTGAATATAATGGAGAAAAAATTATCGTGAAAAAAGATAGCGATTTTATATACGGATGCGATAAATGCGTCTTTAATGGTAGACCGGAATGCTGTAATTATTATTGCTTGTATTTTGAAAGACAAGATAAACAAGATGTGCACTTTGAAAAAGTGGAGGATTGATTATGAAAGCAAACCTAATATTTTTTCTTGCGATATTCATCATATCAGCATTATTCATCGGTCATTTCCGACTGACATTCTCACCGTTCAGTGTATCCTTTCTCTATTGGCATAGGACTGTAGGAGTTACTCTTATCGTTGCAGGATGCTTGGTTTACAACATAGGTGAGCATATATCAGGCTACAAGAAAGGACTGGATGAAGGTATGGAGATTGTTTTGAAAGAGTTAAAAGAAAGATACAATGAAGAAGATAATGTTCAATGATAAATATAGCCTAACCCAGGCTGTATTGGATGGTCGGAAGACTATGACGAGAAGGGTCTGCAAGTATGACAGACCAAATGAAACTTATGATATTGTATTCCCCGTTTTTGAACCAAATGATTACGATAATGACGGGAACATAGTATCTCCATTAAATTATGCTTTTGGTTGGAAAAACGACAAAGGAGACTTTACGGGTTGGAATATTCCAAAATATAAAGTCGGTGAGGTTGTTGCCATTGCGCAAAACTATAGCGATTGTGGTAATATGCCTGATTACGAATTGGACGAAGATGGCTATCCTATAATGCCAAAGAGAAGCGGATTTTTTAATAAAATGTTTGTCCGCGCTGACCTCATGCCCCATCATATCCGTATTACCGACATCAAAATCGAAAGATTGCAAGACATCTCCGATAAAGATTGCTTGAAAGAAGGAATTTACAAAGGACAATGCGGAAGTGCAGATACACATTTTATGGATGTTTATTATTATAAAGGAGATATTCAACCTTATTGCACTCCTCGTGACGCATTCGCAGAACTGATAGATAAAGTCTCCGGCAAAGGTACATGGGAATCCAATCCCTATGTATTCGTTTATGAATTTGAATTAGTTGATTACATAAAAAACATTGAACATGAAAATTATATTTCTTGATATAGACGGAGTAATTTCCACGGAAAAGTCGCATTATACACTTTATAAGGATGCGTGTGATTTACTTGGTAAGATTATAGATGCTACAGATGCCAATATTGTCATTTCTTCGTCTTGGAGAAGAAACACGGTAGAAGATACAAAAGAAGAATTAACAACCATAAGACATTCAGTCCCGTTTCCATTTCCATACGCTGATAGAATTGTAGGAGTAACTATAAGGGCGTATGCCTATATTATGCAAGGTATTCATCTTAGCATTCCTCGTGGAGTTGAGATAAAACAATGGATCGACACCCATATCCACTCTGAAAATGGGAAAAATTGGAACTATAAAGAGATTGGACCTGATTTTAATTACGTGATACTGGATGATGATAGCGATATGCTTCTTGAACAAGCTGAACACTTTGTAAAGACTGATACTCTATTGGGATTGTCGGAAGATGATGTTGAGCGAGCTATTAAAATATTGAACCAACGAAAAAAGTATTGATTATGAAGCGTGAAATAAAATTCAGAGGGAAAAGTGTTGATAATAATGAATGGGTGTATGGCGATTTAATTCATATTGGAAATGGATGTATTATATATCAAGGCTCACAAAGTGATTATCAAATTACCAACAAGACAGGTGTAGCTATCGAATTATTCGATGATGAGGTTTCAGTTGTACGTCCAGAGACGTTAGGTCAGTTCACGGGCTTATGCGATAAGGATGAAAAGGAAATCTATGAAGACGACATACTTATGTGTGAGCAACATATAGCTCTTGTATTGTGGAACAAAGAACTTGCTACATACGCATTACAATTCGATTTTGAAAAAAAAGTCGGCATGAGACCTTTAGGAGAATGGCATGCTATGACAGTCATTAGTAATATTCACGATAACCCGAATTTGTTGAAAGAAAACAACCATGAGTAAATACATGAATTGGGAACTCTATGATAAACCGCCTGAAGGCTTCTCTATTGACAAGCATACTGGTTCTCCTTTGACCGGATACGACTTTTACACAAACGGGAAAAGCGTCTTAAACGGAGGAGTAAGAATTCTTGTAAAAGCTATGAATGTTCATGTTAACAACATAACAGATAACCATCACCCCGTGAAAAAATCTATCCCCAATAGCAAAGAACCTAAACAAGACCCGATGATTAACCGTAATGTGCGTCAACGGGTAAATGTCTTTGCACGCGAGAGGTTTAAAGTAAAGCTGCTACAAGAAATAGAATTTGATTTAATGGTGTGTCAACTCGAAGGCTGGAGCATGGAAAGCTACGTCAATGAGCTTAAGCAATTGATTGATGATGTTTATCGGAGAATGGTTAAGACAAAGAAAAGGAATATCGAGACTACCAGTAACCCAAAACTTGAATTTAAAGATGAATGAATTATATATACCTCCACAGCGATTAAACCGCAACCCTATTAACGGGCGGTTTTTAAAAGGAAGTATCCCTCATAACAAGGGGAAGAAATGGGATGATTACATCCCTTCGCATAAAAGGGAAAGTATGATTAAAGGATTAGCTTTAGGGAGAACGGGAAACCCTAATATAGCGGGCTGCAATGCAAAGAAAGTAGTAGCCATAAAGAGCGGACGGTTACAAGGTGTTTTCCAGTCCTCTAACGATGCGAAACGAAAGACTGGCATTTGCGCCCGTAATATCAGGAATTGCTGTTCCGGAAAGCGTAAACACGCTGGCGGCTATCAATGGTTTTGGGAAAGCGATAATAGTTGGTGTGAATTAATTATAAATGAATAATATAACCATGAGTAAATTAGAGCACATCGCCACAATTGATTACTGCTACTGGCGATTGGAAAAGTTGAATGAGGCTCTTTCCAAGCCTAAATCGACTATGGAGCAGTTGGTTGATAAAGCCTGCGGTTATAATGAAGTAGAAGAAGTGAAAAAGGAAGCTATAGCCCTTTTGGAACAGATTGTTGAAAGTAAAAAGGCTATCGGTGTGAATTATTCGGGAGATAGCAAGTTCCTTGATAAATTAAAGAACAAAGAAACACATGAGTAAACTATACAAAGTAACCCTCTTCGGTAAATCATTCATTATAGGATGGTTCAGTTATGCAGATAAATGGTATCATAAATTTAGTATAATATATTGAACATGAAAAACAAAATCATAGCGAGCGTTATAGCAGCACTGTTCCTGCCTATGCTTATTTTTATACATTGGGCTATTGTTTATTTCTTGTCGGTTAGAATTGTATTAGCAATCGCAATGACGGTCAGCATAATTGTTGTGACATACAAGCTTTCCAAACTTTTACTTGACGAACATTCTAAAAAATGTAAAAGACCATGAGAAAAGCAGACAGAATAATCAGAGACAGACATTCCCGCATCCCGGACAAATACAAGAAGATTGACACTACGGTCAACGGGAATGCAGAAAGCCTTGCCGAACAACACAAGGAAGTGGAAAGAAGGCTATTCCCTCTACGCCTTAACAAGACCACTGTTATTTACGTCACAAAAGACAAACAGAATGAAGCATATGCAGCGAAAGCACGTAAACGGATGGGGATAACAGAGCCTAAGAAACCTTTCATTGACCCACTTTCGGAAGAAAACATTACCAAGTTGTACAAGGAAGAAAATATACAGCCCCGCAGAATGGCAGAGATGCTGAATGTAAGTGTAAGGACGATATATCTAAGGTTGGCTAAGTATGGACTTACAAAAGTGAAATGCAGATAACATGAAAGAGAATAATATTTTAAACAAAGAGATTTATGCAGAGGCTATGATAGCAGCCTCTAAGGTTGATTTCCTTGAAAGCAAGGATGAGATTAAGATGTATGCCACTTCGCTGTATAACGCAGTAATGTGGGGCAGAAATCATACGGTTAAAGCAAAAGAATTAGAGACACCAAGCTAATACCCTCACCAAAACGGCAAGCGGTATAACCCAATGGAGAACCCGTTCAAAGCGTTCTAAACGTTCCATTGGATAACCCGGAAAAGGCGGCAATAGTCCATGTAAAGGACATTGTCCGCCAATTCAAGCAGTTCATCTATGTAATCCCTTTTTCGCATCACGTTCAAGTTTTCTACGTTGTTGGCGGTTTATACCATTTGCTATGGCAAGGCTGTTCAGCGTCTCTTTCTGTTCGGGAGAAAGCATGTTATATACTTCTTCCCGTGATTTGCCTGATAAAATGGCTTGTACTATTTTCCACATAAGCTACGTCTGCAATGTTCACACAAAAATTTCTTCGCTACCGGGAACATCTTCTGTCCCACATATCCGCTAAGGTACTGCGCTTCTTCTCCATACGGGTCGATGCCGAACGCCCGTGAGATATGCCGGCATAGATGCCCCTTTTCATGGTCGAAAGAGTTTTGAAACTCTGCCGGGGAAGAAGTAAGGGCTATAACCATTACGGTCTGCCTGTTTCGGATATTGGAGTAAGTGATACCCGTATTCAGATTGCAGGAGCGCATGTTCTTATAGGCATTCGCCAAATCCATCCCCCTGCATCCTACCCGCTGAAGGTCGGCGATGATGCGGTCGGTATAATAGCAGTCCACCGCATAATATACACGCACTTCCCAATCATAATCCGGTATGTAAAATTCCTGTATTATCATAGGCTACATCATCTGTTCCCACATGATAGGATTGCCGGAGCCTATACAATCGGCATAGAACCGAGTGAAAGGCATTCCATTGTAAGTGTCCACATCATCTATGTAATCCTTAATGAACAATGCGAGATGTGCTTCGTCAGTGATAGAGCTTTTGTAGTAATCCGACTTCGCCATGTTTGCCACGTAAACGCTGTCGTATCCTGCGTCCTTCTCCAAGTTTACACTGTACTTTTTCAGAAGCTCCTCTACCTGCTCTTTGCTGATTGGCTCCAGCTTTTCTTCTTTACCCGTAGATTTGTTTTCCATCTTCATGCGGGAAACAGCCCATAGGCACATCTTCTTGCTGAAATGCCATCCGTACTGGCTGAGATAGTCAGCCATTGCAGGCGGTATTCTGTCGTATGTATCTAATCTTTGTTTCATATTTTCCTGATTTTAAGTGATTGGCAAAAGAGGGGAATAATCCCCTCTCCATTACATGAACTCTCCGTTGGCGCGTCTGCGTCTGCGTTCGCCCATATCATCACCGTAAGGCTGTGAATCGCGGCGTTCGTTGTAAACCGGATATTCCGGGAAGTAACCCGGCATGCGGCGTTCGCCCATATCTGAGCCGCCGCTATAGCTTCCACCGCGTGAACCACCGCTGTTACGATAGCCCATTTCACCGCCCTGCATCTCACGCATGGCTTTCTCGTAACCATAACGGCAACCCTCTCTATAGGCTTCTTCCATAGGATTACCGCCTCTCATACCGAAGTCACGGTCATATTCTCCGCGTCCTTCTTCCAATATTTCCCACATTCCCATATTATTTCTTTGTTTTAGATGTTTCAGCAACTCCGAGTTGTTCCATAAGCCGTTTGTTCAATTCCATAAGGTCGGACATGTTCTTGCTCATTTCCGCCATTTGCCCTTTCAGAGAGGATATTTCCTGCTCCTGACGTTGTTTCTCTGCAAATTCGGGGTTCAAGAGCGTCAGCATCTTGTCACATCCCGCAATGACGGAATTGTGGAAGTCCATGCTGTTGATGATGTCTATGCTTTTCTGTTTCATAGAAGCGACCTCGTTGTTCATCGCATCACGAGAACATGACACTACGATATTACCGTTCTGTCCAAAGTCGGCTATATCCATGCCGGCAGGTAGATTTTGGAAAGTAGTGTTCTGCCCGTTGATACAGACAACGACATCCACAACCATTTCCATTTGGGGCAACTGTCCCATAGGGGATGCCATAGGATATTTCGGCTTGGGAGCGGAAACGCTGACTACCGGACCGTATTCGATAAACGGGTTAGCATCCTTATGAAGTATATACAACTGGTTATTGGTACGAAGTGATTGAAACATATTGGTTTGATTTTAAAGGGGTGTGGCTATTCCCATTTTGGAAACAACCACAAAGCCCCATGTTAACTACTTGCTCTTTTGAGCGGTTGCTTCTGCTGTCGGAGTCGGTGCCGATGCGGTTGTCGGACGATACCCACCGTTAACAAGGAACAGTTCGTTGGTGTACTTGTTATAGTGGATTTCGTAGATACCCGTTCCGGCAAGGTTGCCGACAGTCACCGGCTCATTGTTGTAAGCCAGCAACGGTCTTGTATCCCCGTTAGTCCCTATCAGTATCGGGAGTGTAGCAGTCGTACCGGCAGGTATTGCCTGGCGGAGACTGACATAGAAACCGCCTACATAGCTTCTGTTACGGAACGCATGGTTAGGAAGTTCCAAAGTCACGTTCTCCGTGCCGACCGTTACGGCTACCGTAGGAAGGGTATTGAAATTAGCCCTTCCAATAGTAGGGAACGGGAAGCCCCAATTATTAAAAGGAAATAATGCCATAATCTTTTGTAATTTAATTATTTATTACTATATTTACAATCGGGATAGGTTGGAGTCATGACCAACTGATAAGGGTAAACCGAAGCCCTTCCCATTTTTCAATTTTCGGCATCATTTAATTCGGTAAAATCAATGACAAACGAAGAATTTATCAAAAGTGTATCTCTTGAAGGTGAGGAATGGAGGGATGTAGTCGGATATGAAGGTCTTTATAAAGTTTCTTCATTTGGACGGGTTATAAGATTGTCCTACCAATCAAAGAATGGAACTTGTGTATTTACTCATGCCCCATCCCTATTAAAAGGATGGAATCATTATGGCTATCATTATATGAAATTAGTAGACCATAATGGGAAGTACAAATCAATGTTTGTACATCGCATAGTAGCAAATTCTTTTATACCTAATCCAATGAATTATAAAGAAATAGACCATATTAACTGTGATAGAAAAGACAATAGAGTATCAAACCTCCGTTGGTGTAATAGGTCTCTAAATATGCTAAACCCTTTCACAAGAATTAAAAACTCTGTCAATAAAAAGGGAATTAAAACATGGAATACAAGACCCGTAGTAATGTTAAAAGATGGCGTTTTGATAACTAAATATGATTCAGCCTGTTCAACAGCAAAAGATGGATTTATACAAACTCATGTTAGCCGTTGTTGTAGAGGCATTGCCAAACAACACAAAGGTTATCAATGGATGTATCTTTCCGACTACGAAACCCTTATCAATAAGTCAAAGAACTCTTTACCTAATGGCTAATTATCCCCAATAATTGTTGCATCCGCACCCACTGCGTGCATATACCGAATCTCCCATATATGCACCGTAGGCGGCCGCACGAGCTACCTCCGGATTAAATACTTGCAATTGCGGGTATGGCACTGCTACTGTAGGCGGCATTGAACAGCGGATTTTATCCACCTCTCCCTGCAATGTTTGTAGACTTGCTACTATTGGAGCAATTTGTTGCGTTACGTTTCCAAGAATAGTTGCATTCTGATTACGCTGTGAAATTTCACCTTTCAAAGTAGAGATTTCAGCATCTTTAGCAGCCAACGCTTCTTGCTGACGACGCGCCTCTGCCGCATCCATTTTTGCTACAAGTGCTTGGAAGCCTTCACGGTAAGCGTCCGCTAAAGAACGCGTATTCCCTTCCATTGTGCGTGTAAGCGTATTCATGTTTTCGCAGCTTGCTAAGCGGCTTTCATACCCTTGACGCTCAATTGCTGCCTGATTTTTGCAGCAGCAATCTGCAATCTGAGTAAGAACAGCCTGATTTCCGGACTGGAATGCGTTGATGATTTGCTGGCTTGACATGCCCACCTGATTTCCTACATTGGCGATAAGTCCCTGGATGTTGCACAGGGCGCTCTGTAACTGTTGGGTAGAGCAGTTCAAAGAAGAAGCAAGCTGGTTGATGGCATTGCCATTGCCCTGAATGGCTGACATCAGGTATTCACGACCGACATCACCGTTAAGCTCGGCAGGCAGACCGCCACCATTGCCAAAGCGGTTGCCAAAGCCGTTGCCGCCCCAACAGAACCACAAAAGGATAATCCAGATGAACCACCACGAGCCGCCCCATTGGTCTTGGCTGCCACGTCCCTGGTTCAGTAAAGCGAGAAGTCCGGGGTCTACACCCTTGCTTCCCATCAAGTTGGGCAACATAGCCATGATGTCGAATTTGCTTCCGCCACCATTTCCGTTGTTCCCGTCTTGATTGAAGACATACGTTCTTTCCATAGAGATTTATATTTTGTATTACGGTCAAAATCAACCGCATCACAAAAGTATAAATACCGATACTGCCATGAAATCAGTTGTTTCCCAACGCTTTCCTAATGTTTTCCCAATATATTCTCAACATTTTCCCGCCTTCCATACGTTCTTGAAAATTGGAAATCATGTAGTTTATCGCACGTTTGGTCTTGTGGATTTTAGGAGCTATCTGCGAAGGATACATTCCCCTTTCGACAAGCAACTGTACAAGCAAATAGCGGGCGTCTACGGTTTCCGTATCCTTATCCGAAGATAGTATTCGGCTGGCGGGTATTTCGGTCTCCTGCGCCACGAGATTAATTGTTTCGGCAAAGATTTCTGACTTACACATGGTTTTTCTGAATTTTATATTTATCTTTGCCCTGCCACATAAAATATTTGATTATATACGAACAAAGCATAAGATACCGTGTTGAAGATATTAAAGCCTCCAACGTGCGGTGTCTTATGCTTTTTTCAAATTTTTATGTGGCAATAATTATTTGAACGTTGGGGGCTTTCTTTTTACTCTAAGCCCCGAAAGAGTGTCAGCTACAAGCCAACTTCTACATCGTTAATTTCTTTCTTACCATACAAATAGATTATAACTTATTCCTGCGCCTACGTACATGCCGCCTGGATACCCATACCCAGCCTGCAACCCTAATCCCCAACGCTTCTTCTTCGGCTTGATGGGAACCGGATGATAGATGTCATTCGTTACCGTCTGATAAACCGTCTTCGGATACACAGTCATACTATCCAGCCGCGGGTCTACATATCCGCTCACCACTGCACGATACAGGCTATCTTCATACACAACCCGTTTGCGATGAAGCAAGGTATCACCGATACGTACTGTGTCATTCGGTAATATCTGCCAAAAGACCGCTATCGGCGCGGAGATAAGAACCGTATCAGTCTTGACAACCGTCTGTATCTTTGTTTCGGTACGGATTTCTGCCGGCAAAGGCTCGTGCGGACGGAACAACGCCGCCACACAAGCGATTGCCAGCAATACAACTAATAGCCAGGGTAGTTTTTTCATAACCTCAACAAATAATGATTTACAACCATACCAGCACATATTGCGGCAACTCCACACAGCAAGTCTATTTTGTTCCACTTGCCGTTATAGTAGTGGCAACGGTCGCTGTTCTCCTTGATAAAGAGCATCAGCAGTGCAGTGCTGCCACCGAATAC